TGGCCCGTATTTCCGACGCTCCCAAGAATGTCCTAAACTTCACCCGTAGCACCAAGGTCACGCGGCAGGAAGTCGTGAATGCGTTTACGAACGCATTCCAGATGATTGGAGGTGTTGACCGACTGGCGCTGTGGGCAGACCAAAACCCAAGCGAGTTCTACCGCTTATATGGCAAGCTCCTTCCGCCCTCCAACGCCGACATTCTCGACGGCAACCGTGAGTTCATTGTGCGCCATGTCCTTCCCCGCCCTCAGATTATCGACGCGCAGAACGTTGTAGATGGAGAGTTTACCGAACAATGAGTGCCCTGCGAAAAGCGATAGAGGCTGCGATACGGTCCATTGGCAAGATTGCCAACAAGGACGCCACGGTACAGGGGATGCAGAAGAAGGGCAGCCCTAAGCGCCCGCTGCACCCGAAGAAAGAAAGTGAAGAAGAAAAGTCTATGACTGAATACGGGTACACCCGGGAGCACAAAAAGGCAATGGAAGATGCCGGGGTGCTGTAATTAAGGAGATTTGAAAATGAAAGAACTTTGGAAAAAGAAACCCGTCAAGTACGGGATCCTCGCTGCGGCAGTAATCGCTGTTCTTATCATTGTCGCTCAACTCAACGGTTGGCTAAATACGCTTTAATCAGATGCCCGAAGTAACGGTAGCGTATGACCCTCGATCGATTTTCATGCCCTTCCACACACGGACTCAGCGGTGGGCCGTTGTGGTGGCGCACAGGCGATGTGGTAAGACTGTAGCGACTATTAACGACATCGTAAGCCACGCTCTGTATAGCGAAAAGGTGCGAGCGCGATTTGGATACATTGCTCCTTACTACAGCCAAGCAAAACAGATAGCCTGGGACTACCTCGTTGAGTACACAAAAGAAATCGCTACGAAAGTCTCCATATCCAGCCTTTCCGTTGACCTTTTCAACGGTGCGAGAATTACCCTCTACGGTGCCGATAATCCCGATGCTTTCCGCGGGTTGTACTTCGATGGGGTGGTCATTGACGAGTATGGTGATTGCCGCCCCAACCTATGGACGGAGATTATTCGGCCAGCCCTGGCTGACAGACGTGGCTGGGCTACGTTCATCGGCACGCCCAATGGGTTAAATCACTTTTACGACATCTGGCAATTTGCCCTGGCCCACCCCGATAGGTGGTACACGGAAGCACTGCCACAATCTAAAACAAACATCTTGGACGCAGACGAAGTAGAAGAAATGCGGTCAATGATGGAGGAAGACGAATTTGACCAAGAAATCGAATGCAGCTTCATGGCCGCGACCAGAGGAGCCTATTACAGTCGCGAACTCAAGAGAGCTCTTATTGGAAGCTTCCCAGTTGACCCGTCACGCCCCTGTCACTATGTCTTTGATCTTGGGTATACTGACTCGACGGCTATATGGCGATGGCAGGAGCATCCAGACGCAATTGAACTGAGTCTAGCCTATGAACAAGATTCCCGGCCTATTCAGTATTACATTGATTGGCTGCACTCTCAGCGGACAGCCGGTATTACGCCTGGAGAGGTGTGGCTGCCCCATGACGCGCTCGCCAAGACACTCCAGACTGGTAGAAGTATTGTCGAACAGTTCATCTCGGGTGGGATTCGGCCTAAAATTGTCGCCAAACTTGATTTGTTGGACGGAATACAAGCGGCAAGGCAGATTTTCCCAAAGTTAGCATTTGACAAGGAAGGATGTAAGGATGGCCTACTTGCCCTGCACTCGTACAGACGTACCTGGAATGCAGACCGCAACGAGTATAGCGCCAAGCCGCTACATGACTGGTCTAGCAACTTCGCTGACTCTTTCCGCTATTTCGCATTGGTTGCTAAGCTCGAAGATCCCAGTAAAACCGCTTTAATCCCAGCAAAAGACTTTGCTCGTCCTTTATACGGGTTTACGCTGGATGAGGCCTGGAAGTGTGGGCCGTCAGAAAATAACTCCTGGCACTGATGGCCCGCGCATTTAAAAACTTCATTACATCCTCAAGTCTGTGGGCTGTAGAAGTTACGGACAGATTAAAGGCATTAGAGGATCTCGTTTCTTTGCTTGGCGGGGCGATTTATATCTTTGATAATAACAACACTGAGGCTGATCCAGGGAGTGGCAGGTTCAGATTAGACGACTCTACTAAAGCAGATGCCACGGAGATGTATATTAGTGAATTTACTCTGGGCAATATAAACATAGAGGATTTTATAGAAGACGTTGTTGCAGGCGACGCTATAATAATCCGCCAAGAAGACGATATTAGCCGCAATTTGCACGCGACTGTGACTGGAACAATAACTGACAACACCACTTGGTTCAAGATAGAATTTACTGTTGACGTAGCGAACGGTAGCGAGTTTCAAAACAACCGCGCTTGTAGCATTTCAATTGTGGGTTAGACGTTAGGAGCTAAAATGTCAGATACTGACTCGAAAACAGAACAATCACTGGCTGCCAGCGATAACAGGACCAACAATGACGCCGGTGAAGCGAAATTAGGGGCTGATTTCGGTACTCCAAAGTACGATTTTGAGTACTGGAAAGACCAGATTGCCATTGCGCAGAAAGCAGTGGAGAAATTCCATGAGCGTGGGCGCAAAACGCTTCGTCGCTACATCGACGAACGGGAAGCCAACGATGAACAGGCCAGGAAATATAACCTTTTCTGGGCGAATACGGGCGTGCTTATGTCCGCCCTTTACGCGAATCCTCCGAAACCCACCGTTAAACGCACGTGGGACGATTATACCGACGATATAGGCCGGGTGGCTGCTGAAATCTTGGAGCGTTTGCTTAACCAGGGTCTACAGCGCCCCCGTGGTGATATGGACGCTGCGTTTTCCTATGCCATGGAAGATCGGCTTGTACCGGGACTCGGACAGGTCTGGATTAGGTACAACGTAGAGACCAAAGAAGAAACAGTGCCCGGTACTACGATAAAATACGAGAAAATCACCAACGAAGAGGCAGTAACGGACTGGATTTATTGGGAAGATTTTCTGTGGGCACCTTGTCGCGTGTGGGAAGAGTGCAGGTGGGTGGCTCGCCTTGCGCACATGACCAAAGAATCGGCGTATAAGAGATTTGGAGCCAAGGCAGAGGGGTTAAGTTACACTGATAAGTTCGAAAACATTGACCGCGTGGGTGCGCAGCGCGTAACTCCAGAAATACGCCCCGAAGCAACGTCAGACGTCTGGGAAATCTGGAGTAAGACGGATAAAATGGTCTATTGGGTCTCCACAACCGATATGGAGCGACTTTTGGATAAAAAAGAAGACCCAATGGAGATTGAGGGCTTTTTTCCATGTCCGAAGCCCCTCATGGGCACGCATACGACGTCGAACCTCTGCCCCCGCCCTGATTACTTTATGGTCAAGGATCAATATGAAGAAGTTGATACCCTTAACACGAGGATCGGATGGCTTACAAAGGCTTGTAAGGCTGCTGGCGTCTATGATAAGACTGCAGAAGGCATACAGCGGCTATTTGAACAGGGCACAGAAAATTCGCTTATTCCTGTGGATAATTGGGCAATGTTTGCCGAGAAAGGCGGCGTCCAAGGCCAGATTGACTGGATCCCGATCGAGCAGATCGTAAAAACTATCACGGCGCTCAAAGAGTACAGGCAGGACTGTGTAGCCCAGATTTACGAGCTAACCGGCATATCTGACATTATGCGGGGCGCGACGAACGCGAGGGAGACTCTGGGGGCACAGCAGCTGAAGGCTCAGTACGGCAGTGTCAGGCTTCAGTTTCTTCAAGGCAAAACCGCTGAGTTTGTCACAGAGGCAATGCGAATAAAAGCTGACATTATCAGCAAGCATTGGCAGCCGGAAACCATTGTTGAGAAGTCGCTTATCATGCAGACTCCCAAGGTGGATCACCAGAAGGTGCAGCCGGCGATTGAAATGTTGAAAAATACGCCTATCGCGCAGATACGGCTGGAGATAGAAAGTGACACGATGTCCATACCGGATTATGCGCTTGAACGTGCGAGTCGTATGGAGTACGTCACAGCAATGGGTCAGCTTATCTCCCAGAGTTGGCAGGCAATTCAGGCCGAACCTCGCTTCGCGCCGCTTGTACTTCAGACACTCCAGTGGGCTGCTGCGGGATTTAAAAACGCGCGAACGATGGAAGGGGTGCTCGACCAAGCGGTAGAGGAAACGCAGAAGGCTGTGCAGGAGAAAATGAACCAGCCGCCTCCACCTGACCCAGAGATAGAGAAGCTGCAAATGGAGATGCAGATGAAGCGGGAGGAGTCCCAAGCTAAGTTGCAGGCTAAGCAGATGGAAGGCCGCATTAAGGCGATGGAAGCGAAACTTGGTATGGAACAAGATCGACAGCAACACGACCAGGAGATGGCTCAGGACGAAGAGCGACATATACAAGAAATGGACCAGACCCGGCAGCGTGGAGCAGTTGATAGGGAGGTGCGGCGTGCGGCGGCGTTACGTACAACGTAGACAAGAAGACGGCAGCTATAAGCTGGAAGAAGTGGATGTTAATTATTGGTCCCCCAGGCGGAACCTGTCAGACACTGATGCGCTTATTAGTGATAGACACTATGACGGGATGCAGGCGACGGACGGCGCTGATATTTCCACTCGTGCAAAGCACCGAGAGTATATGCGCAGGCATAGTCTCACAACGATTGACGATTTTACCGGACACTGGAAAACGCACCACCGTACAGAAGAACTTAAAGACAGTAAGAAACGTCGTGAAACAATAGAACGAACAATAGCGAGGTTAGACCCACCATGAGTGAGAGCAGTTTAAAAGAATCTTTGGAGGCCGCATTCGATGGAGACACTGAGTCTGTTGACAGAAGTGCTGTGGAAGAGGCCGCTGGCGTGGTTGAAGAAACAGTGGCAGAGGTTGAAGGCAGCACTGAAGAGACCGAAACTGCGTCTGCGGGAGAATCCTTACCAGATGAAGGGGACACCAGTACCGTCGATGCAGGAGCAGAAGGAGAATCACGAGAAGGAGATGAAGAAACCGTTGTAGAAGCAAAGTCTGAGGATGAGCTGGCAAAAGAAGAGAAAACTGAACTAGCCGCCCCCTATGGCTGGAAACCGACTATGCGGGAGAAGTACTGGAGCGGGCTTCCTGACGAGGTAAAGGCTGAAGTAATACGCCGTGAGGTGGATATCGCCAAGGGAATGGAGATAGCCAAAGGTGCCCGTGACCTGGAAAAGGAGTTTAACTCTAAGGTGGAGCCTTATAGGGCTGAAATTGCCAGCCGGGGCGTGCAGCCGATGGACGCCTTCGAAAACTACTTGGCGACCGCCCACAACCTCCGACACGCGACCGCTCCTGAGAAAGCCGCTCTTGTAGCTGGAATCATTCAGCAGTATGGTGTGGATGTGGAGCAGTTGGACGGCATTCTTACAAAGCAGATTCAGGGTGCCCCACCAGGAGCAGGAGCTGGCACTGGCGTAGTAGAGGCCATCAACAAGGCTCTGGCTCCTGTCAACCAATTCATGAGCAGTTACCAGAATCAGCAGGTTACTCAAGCTGAGACTCAGCAGATCAATATAAACGAGGAGATAGCTGCGTTTAAAGAGAAACCTGAAAACGAATTTTACATGGATGTGAAAGGTGATATGGCAAATCTTTTGGAAGCCGCAGCAATGCGGAGCCAAAATATGACTTTACAAGAGGCATACGACCGTGCTATATTGTTGCACAGTGACATAGCACAGATCGTCTCAGAGCGTAAGCTGCAAAGCGAAGCTCAGAAAAAAGACGAGGCGGCTAAAGCGGCGAAAGCGAAGAGTGTGGGAGTTGTCAGTACGTCACCAGACGCAGGGCGTGCGGCAGCAAAGTCCACATCACTCCGCGGAGCCTTGGAAGCTTCCTTTGATGCTAATGCCATGGACTAGTCTCCCGCTTGGGGAGTCTCTACAGCAAAGGGTTCATAGCCCAGCCCAGTAGAGGAAAACCGAGTAGGTATCCACTCATTTATGGGAGACTAACGTGGCATTTCCAAACGTATCCGACATCATCGCTACGACCATCGAGAGTCGTACGCGGCAAATCGCGGATAACGTCACCAAGAACAACGCGCTACTCAAGCGCCTCGAAGATCGGGGCAACGTGAAGCCGTTTGGTGGCGGATCCGTTATCTATCAAGAACTCAGCTTCGCCGAGAACTCCAATGCCGGTTGGTATTCGGGTTACGACCTCCTGCCCGTGGCAGCGCAGGACGTCATCAGCGCGGCCGAGTACAACATTCGCCAGTTGGCAACTCCGGTGGTCATGTCCGGTCTGGAAATGCTCCAGAATAATGGCCGCGAGCGTATGATTGACCTTATGGAAGGCCGGTTGTCCGTGGCGGAGTCCACAATGGTGAACCAGCTTTCCGAGGGTGTGTACTCCGATGGCACCGGCGACGGTGGCAAGCAGCTGGAAGGTCTGGACCTCGCAGTTCTCGAGAGCGGCGTGGGTACCTATGGCGGTATCGACCCTGGCTCCTTCGCTTTCTGGTCTTCGGGTGCATTCGATTCGGCTGTGGTCAACAGTGGCAACCTCACGGCAGCCAACGTCCAGAACCTGATGAACCAGGCATGGGCGAGCCTCGTCCGAGGCAGTGACCGCCCCGATCTGATTCCGATGGATTCCGGATTCTGGAACTTCTACGTTTCCAGTCTGCAGAGCCTCCAGCGTTTCGCCGGCACCGAAGTCGGTAAGCTGGGCTTCCCGACCCTCAAGTACATGGACGCCGACTGCGTTCTGGACGGTGGTATCGGCGGGTTCGCTCCGACGGACACCGCGTGGATGCTCAACACCAAGTACATCTTCCTGCGCCCGCACAGGGACCGGAACATGGTGGCCTTGATGCCGAGTAAGCGGTACGCTATCAACCAGGATGCTGAAGTGCAGATCCTGGGCTGGGCCGGAAATCTGACCTGCTCGGGTCGTCAATTCCAGGGTCGCCTCTTTGACCTGACGTAAACTCAGGTGGTGGGTTGTTTCGGGTAGGGGTTCGCCCCTACCCACTTTTTTAGGAGAAATTAGATGGCTGCAACAGGTAAAGTGGGTTCAATCAAAGACTCCGATGCCAGTCAACCTCTCGGTGGGCTGTGCAGCGGTATTGGCATCGGCACTCAAGAGGTGTACGATGAAGTGGACATTGGTAGTGACTTGGACTCCGGTGTTCTAGGTTTCGTGGATGGTGAGCAGCCGATACAGGCGCGCCTCGGCACGGGTACCGGCCCCATTTTGGAGGATGTTAACGAGGATGCTGACATAATTTTCCATAAGGCCGATGCTCAGTTGGCTGATGGTGCTCAAGATGGTGCCACGGGTTTCTACAACCATACTGGTAAGACCATCGAAATCGGTCAATATGCGTGGCTCAGCGAGAACGCGTAAAACTGATTTAGCGGGCGTGTATGGACCTGCTTGATGACTATCGCCTTTATAGCAGCGACGGAAGCTGGTACACCCTCCGCTTCTACATCTCTTGCCATCAATGTTCCCGGCGGTGTTAATGATGACGATTTTCTTTTGTTGTTCGGTGTTACGGCTGATGGTGACGATGGTGGTTTCAATACTCTTACAGGTTGGAACCAAATTGTTGATAACGAGGAGACAGGCGGTGCCGCACCTTCACCTCCAGGTACATCAGTTTGGTGGCGCATAGCAGATAGTGAGCCTGCAAGCTACACCATCACGCCCACGGCAGGTTCTACGGGTATCTGCGCTCAAATGCTCGCGTTCAGCGGTGTGGATACTACGACACCTATTGACGCCACCACAACGATAGTCTCAGGGGATGGCACTGCTAATCCAGCCTCAATCACTCTGACGAATGCTGACTCTACGGTAGTC